CTTCTATCATTTTGTGATTGATATTAATACCATCGATAACAAGCGAGCCAAGAACGCGACCGAACTTACCTTTCTCGTCTTTTTGCGTGCGAATAATAATATTTTTTCCGTTTTTAACGGCTTCCTCCAAAAATTTTTTAGCAAGCAAGCCACATTTCTTCTCATCAAGATCACGCGTTCTCGATTCTGGTGTATCTATACCGTATAAACGTACAGATGAGGTAAAAGATATGTCAAAACCGAGATCGATGCACACATCGACGCTGTCGCCATCAATCACGCGATTGATACGACATGAATATTCGTACATGACTACTTACTCGCTTTCTTTTTGCGGCGAACCGTCTTATAAGCTTCGTTTTTGTTAGGGGTGGATTTATCATCCGCAACATATTGACCTTTAGCGTTGCGGTTACGCACTGTAACGTCTTCGCTTTTAGTCACAAAATTGAACATTTTTCTTAACCACTTCATATCAAAACCTCTTTGTCTTTGAAAGTATTAAGAAAAAGTATATCTAGCCATTCCTCAAACGTCAAAACAGCGACCTTATGATTCTTTTTCTCAAACGTAGGATTTATGGCGTATAGGGGTACGGTACAGCGAATAGGTTTGTTGTTGAATTTCCAAACCAATATGGGTGTCAAGTCTTTTGCGGCACCACAGACCTGATTCCACCAAGCGGTTTGATATGTCCAACCAGATTTGTACGCCTTACATTCAATCGCATGGCCTGGTATTTCAATATCACAAAGGTTCGCGCTTTGATACTGATCGAGATTACGCTTGCACGTAATATCCAGGTTGTGGGACGCGAAAAAATCATTCAAGCGCTTGACAATCTGTCGTTCAAACGCCGCGCCCTTCTTGCGTGAATCAGTCATGCCCCGCATTGTAACCGATAAAAAAGTTTCGCGTTGAGTTTTTTTAGTTTTTGAATGTGCCAAACTCAGCTATAGCTATGCGACATACGCTGTCACGCATTTGGGGTGTACGGGGTTGATCAAATAATAACCAATTCTGACCGTTTTCCAAACGTAATAGAGTCCCTAGTATCCCCTCTGCTCAGAGGGTTGGCTCAGATACGTGCAGAATCGCCCGTTTAACCCGCCATACGTGCGATTTGACGTGTTTTTTTGCTGACAGTCGATAGTTTTGCCGATTTTTGCGCGCCGCAGTCAGAGAGGCCTCTTACGAGGTTTAAACGCATGTAATATTTTATTTTGTTTCCTAAAAATCTTTTGGATCGTAATCTGTTTTTGCACCTAGCAACTGGTTCAGTCTTTGCTTGATGTCATCCTTGCTCATTGCATCAATGTTAGCGTTGATGTTTAGATTCTGGCTTCTGTGTATGTTAAGGCCTGCCAACTGGTTCAACTCCTTAATCGCTGAGACAGCCGCGTTGTAATGTCCCGCTTCAAAACTTGTCTCTGCTATCTTCCACAACATCGAGCCAGTCTTCTCTGGTGTAATCGCATACTTCTCACGCAACTCATCTTGTTTGATGCGAACCGCTCGCGTCACGTTCTTGAACGACTTGCCGTTGAGCATTTTCGTTGCGGCACTTGCCGGGTACGAGAAGCCCGCACGTCTCGCCGCTTCCGTTTGCCCGCACGCACCTTCGGTGTAATGCCAAACAAACGCGGCTTGCATCTCGGTTAGCTCGAACTCCTCATCAATTGGAAACGCACTTGGCGTTTTAACTAATGGCTCACGTTGTTTCTTTGGTCTGCCACCTGGGTTCTTGGATACCATCCTTTACTCGTTACCTCTTCAAACGTCTCTCTCAATTCGTGCTCGGTCAGTTGTCTCAATCCCCATGCACGTCTTTCTTCTATGTTCTCATTCTTCCATCTAGCGTACAGTAATTGCTCTTCCATATCGTCCTCCTATTAAACAGGGTACAAGGCACAGGGTTTCACTAGTGAACAATTATATAGCGTCCTATAGATACCCCTACCCCTATATACTATATATAATATATATATTTAGTCGTTAAGAATATATAACCTACCCTCCCCTCTACCCTCTAAAACAGGGTACAGGGTACACAGGGTACTAGGTTTCATTCCAAGTTCTGCTTTTAAAGTCCTCATCATTAATTGGTTTGTAGTCCAAATCATACAATTTCTTACCATTTGACTTACGCGGCTTGTACCCTTTTTCATGTAATACCCTAGCCGCTTCCTTAAAATCGGTGACCCGTGGATTCGCAATACCAAGATCTTTTAGTAGCTGAACCATCTGCACCGGTTGTGTTAGTTTGCTATCGAATCGCACTTGTTGCAACACCAGTTCTTCAACTGCCGTTGTTGTCCTGCTCATCTCATTACTATTCTGCAACATGTCGCGCTCCTCAGATGTAAGAAACCAATTGCTGTTACCACCTTGCGCTTTCTGCCATATCTCTGCCCAACACTGTTGCATATCGATGTTATGCTTAAAGTTGATCTTATGCACGCGCACCGTCCAGAATCTCCGATTCCCCGTGCTATCAACAAGGAACTCGCGTTCATTCACTGATCCAAAGAATGCTGTGCGACGCACGTAGCGCGAGAATGCTCGACCGTATGGCAATCTTAGCTCGTCTTTCGCTTTGGTTAGGAATGCCTTGAGCTTGTCGATATCTCTTTTGAAGGTTGAACCTAGCTCTCCGAGCTCCACGATAAAATGTGATAACACAGATCTCACGCTATCTTTGTCTGACGGATCAAGCGTTGCACCTTCTAGAAACCATTCATTATTAGGCAGTAAGCTCTTGATCCAGGATGTTTTACCGATTGCTTGCTTACCTTGGAATATAAGAACGCCCTCTAAGTTTGCTCCGCGTTCTTGGCAACCCACTGCCGCACATCCCATTAGCCACTTGCTCATCAATATGTTTTTTAATTTTTCATCTTCTGCTGTGATGGTGTCTAATAAATCTTGTATGCGGCTGACGCCATCCCAAGGCTTTGACTCAATCCATTCTTTCACTGGGTTATATTCTCTTGCAAGTAAGGGTATATTCTTAAGCATCCTGCCTTCTGGCACAAACGCTTGGATACAACGGTTCTCTAATTCTGCTAGTTGCGCCTCCTCACTTAGATCATGGATAAACTCCATGTCCGGTATCTGTATCTCCATCTCTTTGCTAATTACGTTGTAACGTATGTCGATATTAGATTGCTCAAACAATGTACGGTAGTTCTCTGTTGTTGCCATGATGCGCCCACCGGGTTTATTTCTTGCGAAATCCACCTCCTGTGTATCCATCGGCACTTCTTTAACAATGAGCTCACCCTCCAACTGGTTAACCGCATCGTTGAAATCTAACCCCCGCTCTTCGGGTAGCTTGATCTCTGCCTTACCGTTTTGTTGCTTGATCCAGTTAGCCGCGTAGTCTGCCGCCTCTTGACCTGTGTTTGACTCATCATTATCTGCTAGAAAAACATGAGTAGCGTTTGGGAACCATTTGTGAAAAGTCTTTGGTACTTCTTTCATACCGTTGGCATCGCCTGTAATAATGACTGGCTCTTGTTGTCCAACATAATCAAACCAGGATGCACCTGTCGCATAACCCTCTACATAATTAACACGTGTCGGCGCTTGTTGCAATAGGTTCGCGCCGATCACCGCCCAGGTGCCTTTACGCTTTGCACCTTTGTGCCACCACTTCTGCCCACCATCTGGTGGTATGTACGATAGCGTGACGATTTGTTTGGTTTCATCGCGATAGGGTATAAGCAAATAGCCCTCGTAGTCTGGGCCTTCGCTGACGCGTAAACCATGACTGATGACGTTCTTGTTGGTAAGGTAAGGATGATCTGTGCACTCAGGTGATGATTGCCAGATCTTTAATACTTCTTGTTGCGCTTCTTTGTGTTGTTTTGCCAGTTCCTTTTCATGTTCGCGCCTTGCCTCGATGACAGCTTGCGCGGCTTTTTGTTGCTCCTCTGCGCTGATCTCTCCCTTCTGATTAGCCGTCCATTGTGCAAGGGGTGCATCTCCGGCTCGCCAATCAAAGCAGGCACCAAACGGATATTCTTGATGCAAAAAGAAATAATACCAACCCTTTAGTCGTCTATCTCTTCCCCCGGCTTCCGAAAAACACTTGCCCCTACCGTGCTCATTTAGCGGTTCAGCAAGCTCTAAGCCATTGTTTTTTAAGAAGTCTATAAAACTTGTTACGTTGTCCTGTGTCAGTGGTCGTTTAAAATTCTTCGACGACCCACTTGATATTTTTATCGCCATCCTTTACCCTTTCGTTCATTGCAAACTTTTGCAATAATATACAGATATTCACACAAATAAAAGAGGTATTTAAAAAATGGCAATAATCGTTGATCAGGGAAGTGGCGGTGAAGGTTACGAACAACTACCGCCAGGTAACTATCAAGCGACTTGTTATAAGATTGTGGATGTCGGTACGAACATGGAAGAATACATGGGTGAAGTTAGCAAAAAAACGAGCATTTATTTATTTTTTGAAACTCCCGATGTGAAGACTGCCGAAGGACGACCGATGTCAATCTTTAACAAGTACACTAAAAGCTTGAACGAAAAAGCAAAGCTACGTCAGCATTTACAGCAGTGGCGTAATAGACCGTTTACAGAGGCTGAGTTAGACTCATTTGATATGCTTAACATACTCGGTGTTTCTTGTACCATCGAGGTCGGTGAGAATAAAAACGGTAACGCTAAAGTGATGGGAGTCTATGCGGCGGAAGGTGGCAGTAAGAAAATGCCAACGCATAATGAGTGCGTGACGTTTGATCTTGAGGAATATGTCAAAGAGTTTAGTGGTGAGTCATGTCCAGAGTCAAAAAGAATGTGCGATATATTTGAGGATCTACCACGGTTTATGAAGACAGCTATCGCAGGTGATGAGAATGAAGGTAAAGAGCCTTGTTTCGAGTACAAAGCGGCAGTTGAAAAAGGTCGTGGTGCTAAGGCAAAAGTGATAGAACCGAAAGCGGAGGAACCATTTGTAGATGACGACATCCCGTTCTAAAGATCAGGTTGTTGAACCGTCTCATTACACAAGTAATAAGGGCAGACAGACCTGGGATCAGATAAGCGAGATACTTGGTTACGAACAAGATGTAGGGTACATACGAGGTAATGTAATCAAGTATTTAGCACGGTTCGATAAGAAGAACCCTGAAGATCCCGTACAGGATTTGTTGAAAGCCCGACAATATTTGGATCGACTAATAGCGGTCGTGTCCAAAGGACAAGGTTGATTATCGTTCTCTTCCTACCCTGCTCGTTGCCAGTGCGAGTGTCCGAACACTGGCTTTATTCAAAGGGAGCAAATAATGAAATTTCAAATAGGAATCTATGAAGATCTCGATTATGAGACTTATGCAAGCATACCCGCGTGGCGATCTCACGATCTGACAACGCTAATCAAGTGTCCATACTCATGGAAGCACCAGAAACCATTAAACGAAAGTCCTGCCTTGTTGGAAGGTCGTGTACAGCACACGGTGTTCTTGGAGCACGAGAAGTTTGATGATGAGTTCGTGATAGCACCAGAACTAGATCGCCGCACCAAGGCCGGTAAGGAACAATACTCTGATTGGCTTATGTCTGTGGGTGATCGTACGGCTGTGAAAAAAGATATGTATGACATTTGTATGGAGCGGCGTGAGGTTGTCGAAAAATACATACTC